AGCTTCTGCCATCACTGGGTGTGTTGCACCTGAAGCTCCTTGAAATGGTTCTGTTCTGTTTTCGTATTTAAATCCTAAAAGATCTAAACCTTGTATGTACCCTTGTTCCCAATCTTTTCTAGACGATTTGTAGTCCATGTAATTTTGCACCATCTCGTTGCCGATTGGTTCTAATACATCTTCTGGTAAAAGATCTGCAAGATTATCAAAGTGTGATTCGGTTCCAGGCACGTTGATTGCTCCTGGTTCAAAGTCTAATGTTACACCACCATCTTCTTCTGGAATAACTTCTATCGGTCCTTTTTCTGGTTCCTGAACGGCAACTTCTTCTGCTATCTCCTCTTCCGAAGGGATATCTAATTTAGTTCTAGTGTTCGGGAGTCCTTTGTCTATTTCTGCCATTTAATACTCCTATATTTTCATACCACGTTTCATTAATGATAGCAACCCTTGTGAGTTTGGTCCTTTTTCTGGTGGTGGGCCTGATCTATCACCAGCTAGTTTAGCGATGCCACCGCCCGCAGCTTGAAAAGGGTCAAAAGCTTGTCTTGCTCCTTGACTTCTTAATTCTTGTCTTTGTTCTGGTGACATTGCTTGTAATTCTCTGATTCTATCTCTAGTAAATTTTGCTGCATCAATACCTAACCCTGCTGCAGTAATACCAAGTCCAACTGGAGTTGTTAATCTAGCAAACCTACCTAGATTTAAAATTCTTTGAGCTGTTGGGTTTGTTGTAATTTTTGCAAGATTTTCTTTAAACAAACCAGGAAAAGATAATTCTAAACCAACCAAAGGATCTATCACTGCATCAGCAATATTTTCTCCTTTAGCTAAATTATCCTTTATTGTTAATCCTGCAAAAGGTAAAACACCTGCTCTTGTTCCTAAAGTTCTAAACGCCTTGCCTAAAATATTTCTTCCTTTTTTAGTTGCAAGAGCTCCTGCAGTCCCTACTGCTGCACCACCTGCAATTTTTTCTCCAGTTGTAAAACCTTCCTCATCTTTACTTAATTGTTTAGAAGAACTTTGAGGCATTTGTTTTACTTCAGCTGCATTAGCTAAAGCACCCATTCCCAATACACCACCTACAACTGCTGTCCCTTTAATAATTTGTTTAGCAATTTTTCCAACTTTAGGAGCTTTAGACAAAACTTGTAAATATTTACTTTGTTTTGCTACTTCAGGGTTTTCATTTGCAAACTTAAAAAGTTTTAATCTTTCTTCTACAGTTTTTGCATTAATTAATGCGTTATCAAATTTATTATAAACTTCTTTTGGTGTAGATAATATTCGACCTTTCATTCCTGGTTTACTTCCTGTTTTTACTATATAATCCGGTGGCACTTGAGTTGTTTGTAAATTTTTCATTGCTTGTTGTAATGTTTGATTTATTGGATTTAAAAGATCGGGTAATCTTAAAGTTTTTGGATTAATAAACACTCTTCCTTTATCAATACCAAACTCACCTATTCTGTATCCCGTCTCATCCATGAATTGTTTTCTTAAAGCTGCTTGTGCTTTTAAAATTTCTCTTTGTCGATCAGGATTTGCTATTTCAGCTTCAACAGATAAGTCTTTAATTTTTTTATCAAAGATTGATTTGTACGCATTTAAATTACTTCTTATATATTCAATTCTAGTAAAATTCTTTTTATAATCATCAAAATTTTTCATCATACTTTTAATGTCCGTATGATCTCCTTCCATTTTAAATTCTTTTGGAAAGCCTTTCATCATAGTGGCTGTGTCACCGATTAATCTTATTTCGTTTTCAGGAAGACCTAACAAAACTGCCATTTGAGTATTATTTAATCCCCCTTTTGCAGCTCGAGACGCTAATTGAATAAAATGTTTTCTAAAATTGGCATCATAGTCTAGTGGAGGTTTAATTTGTTCATACACTTTTACTCTAGGTTTCAAACCAGTTTCTGGTGCAGAGTACAAAGATCCCAATCGTCTCATTCTAGCGAAAAAAGCAGATTGAAGCTCTGGAATACTTTTACCTGTGGCCTCTGAAAGTTTTTCAACTAGTCTATTAATTTTAGAAGTAACTTTTTCATCTGATGTAATTAACGCTTTGTTTTCTTTTATAATTTTATCTAATGCTTTTACTTCTGGAAAAATATCTGTATCTCTTTGAACTAACTTTATGCCTGGGACAAGATTACGTTGGTTTATAGATTGCTTTATATAATCAGCTGTAACTGGTATTTTTTTTGCGAGGCTGTCTGCGCTTTCTTGTGCATTTGGGTTTTTTTTAAAATAATCTATTATTTCTTTATCTCTTCTAGCTATTTCGTCAAGGCTTAAAGGAGTGCTTCTACCAACGGGTATTGGTTTTTCTCCTAAATCTTTTAATAGTTTTTGTAGAGATCTAACTCTTTGAATTTGCGCCTGTGCCCCTCTTGGTTTGCCCTTTTTTGATACCTCTAGTACAGCAGGCAACTCATCTGCTAACTCAGTAACAATTTGTCTCATATTTTTATCTTCTTTAGATAATTTAATTATTTTATCTATTGTGGTTTGAGGTAAATTTTTATATTGCATACCTTTATACACAAATGTTTGTGGGTAGTATCTTTTAAGAACACGTTGCAACATTTGAGTGCTAAACTTATTATCTTTTGCAAATTTTTGAACACTAGAATTAAATTTTGTTTCTTTGGCTTCTATTTTTTTATCAAGAAAGTCCATTATTTCTTTTTCTTTCTTTAAAGTATCTAGAGTTATTATAGTTCCTCCTTTTCCTCCTGGCCTACTAATAGAACGGCCACCACTTTGTAAACTATAACCTTCTCCTGTGTAATATTTTACTTGTTTAGGATTTAATGTTTTTGCTAATCCACCTAAATCAAACCCAATCCGTCCGCCATCAGCTCGTGGATTACGTTTCATAAAAGCATTAATAGCTTCTATTGTTTCAATTTCAGGTTTTTTATTTACAACAATATCTTCTGCTTTAATGAATGGATTTTTAATTTTTTTTCTAGTCAGATGATTTAACATCTCTGAGTATTGTGCAGGATTTAATTTGCCTATTATTTTTACTTTAGACATTACTCTCCTAACATTCTAGCAATACCGCCTGATGCAAGTTCCTCTGGATCGCCATAATAACTAGGATCTGCATCACCCTGCCTTCTAATCACTGCGTCTGATTGAGCTTCAAGATCTTCTGATATGGCTTTAGCTTTGTCTCTTCTTTTTTTGTTTTGAAGAATCTCTGTCATGGTAGGTTTTTTACCTGTAGCATACTCTTTTAGTTTTGATACATCAGAATCTAGATCTCTGATACTCGTACCACCGACTTCATCTACATCTATTTCAAAATCATCTGGTCCAGATGATCTGCCAACCGGACCTGACTCTGCTGTAGTAAACTCTGCTGTTGGTCTTGGATCACTTTCATCCGGTAATGGTTTTTTATATTGTAATTGTACATCATCACCGAATACGTTTTTTTCACTTTGATACTCCACTCTTATTGCACCATCGTCTATGTCTTCTGTGACTCGAACCACGGAACCATCGTCGAGTGTTTTCTGGTGAATAGATTGTCTTTCACCTGTTGCAAATCTTTTAGTAACATCATCACCTTCGACAATAACTTTGTTGACTAACTGATCAAACCATTCTGGTTTACCAGGAACATCATCTGTTTTTATCATAGGAACTTTGGTTATTGTCTTACCAACTTTAGCTAATTTTAAAAATTTACCAACGATGGGTACAGCTGCCATACCACCAAGTAATTTTAAGAAAGTTCTTCTGGTCATGCCATCTTTAAAACCAAGACGTGCTATGCCACCACCCTCTTTTCTATTTACTCTTTTACCTTTTCTACCTCCAAGTTGTTTTCTAAACATGAGATCAAATTGTTCTTTACCTGTGCCAAAATTTTTTCCAGCACCAAATTTTAATTCACCACCAAGTAAATCTTTTAGGCCAGCTATACCTGCTTCATCTAAACCAAGTAATATACCTGCCCCTTCCGTCACTGGCACTCTAGCAAAATCAGTTGGTACTTTTCTTTTGATAATTTCTCTAATTGCATCTTCAACTTTATTTGTTTCAAACTCAGGTCCCATAGGTCCTTGTTTTCTATCAAAATCATATTTAATACTTGGTGCACCACCATTATCAAACCCTGCACGTCCACCTTGTGCAAAGTCTTCCGGATCAATATCATCTACAATCGCATCTAAATCAAATCTCTCAGCTCTTTTTTTAGATAAACCTTGAAAAGCTTCATCGTAAAGTTTTAACCTTTCTTTTGTTGGAAGATCATCATACACTTTACCCATTCTTTCTGCTAAGTCCTCTGCAACAAGTTCTGCATCAACTTTTCTGTCACCAGAAAATCTC